CCCAGATTATTAACGGTTATTTCTTTTCCATCAACATAAGATTTATTACCAGCAAAGGTAACAAGGTTTGTTAGGTCTTGGAGAATAGTATTACTGCCAGTGTTGGTATTGGTATTGGTGTTGGTATTGGTATTGGTGTTGGTGACGGTAGGAGTAGTGGTGGTGTTGTTATTGTTACCAGAAAAAAAATCAGTTACTTTGTCTTTTGCGGTATTATAAGTATCAACAATTCCATCATACCAAGCATAAGCAGGGATTCCGTCTGGGCCAATATAAACAGGCGCGTCATTGCGGTAGTCTTGAAGTAAGTTCTCTTCCTGTGGGTTAATGTAGGCCAGCATATGCGGCTGGTCACCAATCATAGTTTGCCGTGGGACACCGTTAGCCACGTTCTCTAACGCGCCAATACCTGCATCTGGGTATGGCGGTTGTGGTGGGGAGGCTCTGTTAGTCCTAGCTCTGTCTGCTTGAACTCTTGCGTTTACGCGGTCCATAAATGTGTTCATCACGCCCNCATAGGTGGTTGNTGTGTAGGCATTGGTTCGCCCTGCTGCGGTTGAGCTTGCGGTTGCTGCATCATAGCGTCTGATATTGCGCCCAACGCACCATCGCCATCGCCACCACCACTTCCCATACGCCGTTTGATCTCCATAACCTTGTCAATCAAATACTTGTTCATGTCCATTGGTGGAGCGCCTTGTGGACCACCTTCTTGTGGTGCGCCGCCCTCTGTAGCTTTTGGTAAACCTCCAAAGGCTAATGGATCAATCGGTGGTAGGCTGTACATTCTTCATAACCTCCATTTGAATTTTAGCTGCGTTCTTTTCACGTTCAATCTGCAGGTCAGCCTCTAGCTTCATAATCTTGGCTTCCATATCAGCCTTTGCTTTAGCTGCATCGATCTCCATGTTCTGACGCGCTTCAGCCTGCTTGATCTCAATGCTAGACCTTGCCTTGGCTTGGTCGGATTCGATCTGGGTTGCTGTACGAGCCTTTAATGCTTCCATCTCTAGTTTAGCAAGCTCTTGTGCGTACTGGAGTGGGTTGCCTTGTTCTTGGCCCTGCTGTTGGCCACCAGTTAATGCTGCTATCTGCTTCATCTGTGGCGAGGCTTGAACAACCTGTGCCGCACGTTGGCTAATCAAGCGATCCATCTTAGGATCAACTGCTTCAAACTTAAATTCTGGGTCTTTAAAGTTTGGCAGCGGTGGCATCGGTATAGCAATGCTGGCTTCCATTCTCTGGCGATACAGCAGCGCAATATGCTCTGCAATATGGGCAATCAGTACTGGCTGCATAGCTTTAGCACCGGGGTTGCCTGCCAGAGATGGGTCTTGCATAAATTGCATGTGAACCGCGATATGTGACTCATGATCCTGATCTGGGAAGGCGCGTATCGGCTTGCCGTATAGGACGCTCATGTTTTCATCGATGGGGTCCATCTGCACAGCGTCTTCTGGTTTCTTTAGTATCTCTTGAATGTTAGGAATGCGGATCGCTTCATACATCCGCTTGTAAGCAGCGTATAGGTCGTGGAACTGCGGAGCTGATCGCGCCATTTCCAAGACAGCTTGTGCCTGCGCTATGCGCTGGGCTGTCGAGAAGATGTTCGGATCGCTTACTGGAACAATGTCAATCCGATCATCAAAGTCGGTGCGATAGATAATCTCCGCAGCTCCAGCCTGCGAAAAGCTGAACTCATCGGGGAGGTTCTCAGCGTTCAGCNCCGCAAGGAGTTTAAACTCTTGGCCCTGCGCGTAGTGTAGNCGTTTGTGTATCGCGCTAAATGCTTTCGATCCCTGCTCTATAAGTGCAACCGTACTGCCCACTGGAGCGTTAGGATTAACGTCACCGATGTTTAGGTCGGCTGTACTGGCAAAGCGCTGTCCAGCATCGACCATATAGCCAAGCAAGTTAAACAGCGAACCTGACGGCTCTTTAAACGGCAGTGGCATAATCGCCTTGTTTACATCATCAACTGTGCTGTCGAGGTCAACAAACTCACCGGGGGATATCTGCATATCGCCGCCTTGAACGCGACCACGCAGCTTAAAGCCACCCTGCATATTCGAGAAGGCTGCACTGTCTAGAAGGGCGCGGAGCGATCCTGTCGCCGCCTTACCCAAGCCACCGATCATGTGGTACAGACCGAAACCGTAGAAACCCAGACCCGGCAAGAACTTATAGCTCACAAACCAATCGCGGCGTTTCTTTAAATCATCGTCTTCCTTCCAGTTGCGGCGAACCGCTACAACATTCTGGTTTTCGTAATCAATTGTGATCACATATGGGATGGCCACTGCGTTATCATCGACATCGCCGTCATCCATTTCCTCGCCGTCAATGCCGTCGAACAAATCGTAAACGTGCATCTCAAGCAGTGTCATTACATCATCGTTGCTGTCATCGTACTGATCGACACCTTCGATNTCACCAACAATATCACCTGATGGGTCCATGCTATCGCCAGCGCCATATTTAGTNGGCAGGTAATAACCGTTCTGGACGTAACGATTAAAGTCGTTCTTCGGCATACGAATAACGTGGGTGTAGCGTGGGCTGGTGTAGAGGTCTTTGCTCTCAGGGGCCACGACAAAGTCTTCAGCCTTTACGAACTGGCTGCACTGGCGGTCTAGGTTAGCGTCCCACCAGACCTTTTTAAACGTGTGGCCGATCAGCGGAAGGTGAAACAGCATCTGGTCCAAATCAGGGAAGTACTCAGGCATCTCTTGGGTGATTTGGTAATTCATGTATTCTCTAGTGCGTCGAGCCTGTTCTTCTAGCTCTTCATCTGGCGCACCGATTATAACAGTTTTTATTGGGCCACCTGACGGGTAAAGCTCTGCGATTGCTTTGGCGTTAAACTGTGTGGCCGCTTCTGCAATCAGTGGGTGGACTACTGTGGACAGACCGCGTGTTGCACGTTCTGCTTCACCCTCGTCCATACCTCCGTCAGGGTCTAATGTTCGTAATCCGTCTTTGTAGCGCTCTTCCCACTCTGCACGGGCTTCACGGTCATTTTCGTAAAAGCTAACCAGCTCTTGAGCTTTTCGAGATAGTTCTTTTTCATCAATTGTTTCTGCTAGGTTGATGTCGAACTGGGCAGCATCAACTTCGTCCATCATGTCTAGCTCTGGGTCACCAACTAAAACATCACCGTCAGGAAGCTCCTCGACCATCAAGCTATCGTCGGGCAAGCCCTCGGCGAACGGGATAATTTTTGGATCAGCCATACATTGTCATCCTCTTGGGTTCGTTTATTTCGTCATCTTCTGGGTCAGTACTGTGTTCTAGGAACCAACCTTTTCGTAATCTTAACCACGCTTGAGTGCATGTGTCCACTATATCATCGTTTGGGTGCGCTGGAAACGCAGCCACAATATCTATTAAATCTTTCGCCCAGCGCTTGTCAGAAGGGTAGTATATTCTTCCGTCTTCCAAAAGAGCGGAGCTGGCATGCGCTCTGGCAACCTTATCACGATCTGGCGAATATGCCAATACTGGAACGCCAGACATTCGCAAGTCTTGCAGAAGGCTTTGTCCGCTTGCTTTTTTTTCTATGAGAACAGTGTCTGCCTCCCACTCCTCATAAGCCTCCTGCGCTAGTTTTCGCAGCTCTGGATAAGATGGCTTGCCCCAGTACGCCTCAAGCAAGATCGCGCACATTACACCTTTATGGCGAAACACACCCCAAGTAGTTCGCGCACTAAAGCTAGAGCTTTCCTTGCCTTCGAACGCGGTATCCCACGACTGCAACACGTATTCGACTTCTGGCAAATCGCCGTCCCACGGAACCCACCAGCTTGCCTTTAGTATCCCACCACCTTTTGGGCTAGGACGCTGCTGTAGCTGCCCAGCGGCTGCGTAACTGCCAAGGCTGCGCTCTAAGGTCGATAGCTCTTTCTCTCCAAACCTGTCGGGCCACAATAGCTCACCCTCTTTGGTTCGAGGGTCGGCAAAGCCAAGAGGGGAACGCGAAGGTGTAGGGTGTCCGATCTCGTATCTTGCGGGTAGACAAAGATGCGACCACTCATCGCCCATATCTTGCAGCAAATGTCCAGTTAGGTCATCATTGTGGACGCGCTGCATTATCAGAATAAAGCTCGATGTGCGAGGGTCATTAAGGCGAGTTTGCATCGCTTGGTCCCACCACTCTAGGACGCCCTCCCTAACTTTAGAGCTATCAGTATCTGTGACGTTGTGCGGGTCGTCGATGCATATGATATCGCCACCATCGCCAGTGAGTGCGCCTCCTACAGATGTCGAAATACGATAACCCGACTTGTCATTTTCAAATCTTTGTTTCTGATTCTGATCATCGGTTAGCTGGAACTTGTCACCAAAGTGATCTTGATACCAAGGGCTGTCGATTAAGCGCCGACACTTAGTGCCGTCTCGAATTGAAAGGGAGCTTGCATACGATGCATATAGAAATTTTTTACTTGGCTGGCGCGTCCAGACCCAAGCTGGCAAAGCAACGGCCACGCTAATTGACTTGGAGTGTCTGGGAGGCACGTTAATTATCAGGTGACGAATATCGCCTTCGACTACTGCTTGGAGGTGTTCGCTGATACAATCCAGATGCCAGTTGCTTTGGTATTCCACCCCCGGTTCAATTGTATTCCACGCTGCTTTCTGAAACTCACTAAGGCTGCGTTTATACTTCTCCGCTCTCACCTGTTCGATCTTCAATCCTGTTAAATGCTTTCTCAATTGCGTCGAGTTGGTCATCGGGTATCCTCGTTAAATCTATAACGTGTTGCTGTTCTATATTTGCATGCACTTCTGATTTATCTTTTTGGTTAAGATACTGTTTACCCAGCCAAACAAGCATCGTAGAATTTCCCTTTTCTGCTGCCTGCCATTGCATACGCCGCAGAGACATCCTGCCTTCATCGTTGTGTCTTTTATAGAGGTCTTCAAAATTATTGTAATTCATTTCCTTTAAACGTCTGTTTAACGTGGTGTCTGACATCTCTAAAACGCTACAGCATTCTTCCATAGTGCATTGTATTCTGACCATGTTTAGTAGCTTCTGAAAGTCTTTATCGGTAAGGGGTTTCGACGCACCTTTTGGTCCGCGCTTTGCTACTGCTGTGCTTTCGACTTTATCTTTTGGCATTTCAATCACCGTTTTCTCTTTTTAGTGTATTTATAGCATAAATTATGAATTATGCTGAACTCCCTTCGAGGCGTTCATTATTAAGCTCTTCGAACGTCTGGTCGGTATCTTCTAGCGTTGCTTTTTTGCCTGTAAATTCCTGCCATCGTTTTACAATCACATCGCAGTATTTAGGGTCGAGTTCCATTAATGCCGCTTCTCTTCCATTCTTTTCACAGGCAATCATGGTTGAGCCAGAGCCACCAAACAAATCAATAACAAGCGCTCCTCGCCAACTTGAGTTCATGATGGCTCTCTCAATTAGTTCAATTGGTTTTGTTGTTGGATGAAGCTCTGATTTCTTTGGCCGAACGCATTGCCATACGTCAGATTGTTTTCTATCTGGAACTTCCATAAGCCTTGGGCCTTTTTTGTTCCATCCATACCATATTGGTTCGTATTGAGTGTGGTAATCCTTGCGAGATAAAACAAGAGAGTCCTTTGACCATATTATTGATGATGACCAATGAAATCCTGCTTCTCTTAATGATTTGTCAACCACTGGCCATTCCTGCGCTGACATAACACAATATATAACTGCTCCAGATTTTGTTGAAGAAAACAAAGAAGCAGCTGTATTGTTACAAAACTCCAACCATTTTTCATCACTCATGCTGTCGTTTAATATTGTTCTTCCTTGTTTATATTTTGGCGTTGATGATGCACCATAATTAACATTCCACGGTGGATCGGTAAAAACCATATCAGCCTTCTGCCCATCCATTAATTTATCTACGGAATCGATGAGCGTACTGTCGCCACACATAAGCCTGTGCTTGCCCATAACCCAGACA